CGAGCATCGCGCTCTCGTATGCTTTTATACAGATATTCTGCTAAGTGTAGTGCATCCATACCACATATAGTATAAAACTATACGGGAATTACAAGTAGAAATACCAGAAAATCAGAAAATACCTTGGAATCTCTGGGGTCTTGCTATTTTACTAAATCTACTTAGACTTTTTGGCTGCTGATTTTTTCTTTGAAGAGTTTTTCTTTTGGGCTTTTGGTTTCTTAGTCCACGCTTCGTTTTCGGGAGTGGCTGGATCATCTGCAATAAAGTGTCCGTTTTCATTCCGCGCCCTCACTTCTTCAACAACTTCAACAACTGCTTCTACAACAGGTTCTGCTATGACAGTCTCACGCTTCGCTGCACGAATTTGTTCAACCATCTTATCTCTTACTGATCCCATGTCATTGTCCTTTCATGCTGGAATTTAGAGCCGCAATATCTCGCTGTGTTTGAATACGATCTTCTGCAATTCTAGTTTTGTCGGCTAACGCCGCTTCGGAAACGTCAATCCGCTGTTGTGCGGTTAGAACATCATTCTGTTCCTTCTCACGAGCAAACTCTTGCTTCGCTTCAAACTCAGCTTGTTTGCGCTCTAAATCAGCAGCTTTAATCTGAAGCTCTTGGTTTCTAATATCCACAAGAGGATCAGACTGTTCAGGTGGCGTAACCGCCTGCACAAGCTCTTCAGTCAAGTCAGCAATGATTTGTGCCGCTAGAGAGTCAATCTGTGGTTTAAACTGAGCCATAGGATCAGGAGGAGGCTGTTGTCCTTGCGGTCCACCCATCTGTCCTTGCTGTTGCATCATCTGAGCTTGTTGCTGCATCATCTGCATTTGTTCTGGTGGTATCTGAGACATAACTTCCTGTTGCGCCTGTGCTTCGGCTAATAGACCAATATGCTCCTGTATGTGGCCTTGTAGAGCCATGATAGCCTGTTGGTTAAGTTGCATCGCAGGAGTAGACATAACAGCCATGTGAGCCTCTATGTGAGCCTCGTGGTCTTGGTCTGGGAATGCCTGCAAAGGAGCGCCCATCAGAGCGTTCTGGTTTTCCTTAGATGGATTAACTGGAGGTGGAGGAGGCGGGGGAGGTGGCAGAATGCCATCAATGTTAGTTACGCCCAACGCTTCGTACATCTTACGATACGCCTGATATAACCCCTGTGGGCCACCGTGTATCTGCGGATTAGACTGAACCAACTGCAACTCTGTTTGTGCCAAGGCAATGCGCTGGGACATAGAGAAGATGTTGGGATCGGAAACAGGCAGAACATCCACACGAGCATCAAAGTCTTGCGAGAAGATTTCTGGACCCATCTGCATATCTGCGGGATAAGGATAAGCCTGCACTGTCTCAGAGAAAATCTTGGACAGAAGTTTAAACTCAATACGCTGAGAATAATGCAGACGCTTATGAATTGCAGACATAACCTTTGTGCCGCGTTCCATAATAGCCATAGTGGTTCCAACAGGCGTGTCTCCACCCATCTCACCGACCTTCATATCAGCCATAGAAGCGAACCTACGNCCAGCGTCAACAAGNGTGCCTAGAAGGTTGTAAAGAGTCCCTGAAGGCTCCTTGAAAGGGAGGGGCATCAAAGAGCCTTGCAGGGTCCCTCCAACCACATCAATATCGCGGAACTCACCGGGCTGAAGGGGAGAATCCTCATCTCGGATGCGAGCGCCACGGGCTTTAAAGCCTGCTGGTAGGTTGGAGAGCGTTCCCGCATCAATAAGCTGACGCAGTATGGATGTTGAAGCCTGTGCCAAGCCACCAATCATGTGCGTCAGACCAAGGCCATAAAACCCTAAACCCGGAAGAAACTTGTAATGTACGAAATATTGTTTCGCACGTTTCATCGGGTCCACAGGATCATAGCTTCTACGAACAGATAAAACATCGCCAGAATCAGCAACAATAGTTACGATATATGGCAGTTTTAATCCTGTTGGCTCTCCATCAGGTCCTAAATCCTCAAATCCTTCGATGTCTAAAGATGTATGAACTTCGTATAGTGTAAGGTCCTCAGAAGGCCCTGAAGGATGAACGCCTTGGATGTCATCAATTGACTCCTCAACTTCGCCCATAGAACTATCATTGCCCTCAGAATAACTTGGAAGATCAATGTCACGATAAAACCCTGCAAGTTGCAGCTTACGAACCTCATTAGAGTCCATAGACAAACGGTGTGTAATGCGAGGCGCTGATGCAAAATCAGAAACGCCATATGGCACAATGATGTCTTCAGCGTGAATAAATTTACTAACAGCGCGACCCTTCAAAGGATCGAAATAAACTTTCTTAAATGTAGAGCCAATCACAGGGAGATAAAATAACATCTGATCCATCTCTGGATCGTATTCTTCCATCTCGTAAGTAATCATGTAATTCATGTAATCTTTTACGCGCTCTGCTTGCTTAACAAGCATTTCGTTCTGCGCACCAACAACCTGTGATCTAACAGGTCCAGTAGAAGGTAACATCTCGCGGTATGCTTGAGCTTGNAACTGCGTTACACTCTCAGCAAGCAANGGATGAATAACGCCAGAAGAACCNTCAAAAGGCTCTGTACGCTCTTCAGTCTTCATACCAAGGAACTCAAGGCCCTTCTTGTATGTGTCTTCCCAATCCTCACGAGCAGATAGATCGTCTTCAATAGAGCCAACAAGGTCAGAGGAAATATCGTTTAAATCTCCCTCGTCCATAATATCGGCTAGGTTCCCCTCAAATTCAATTTCTTCTACAGGTTCTTTTTCTTCTTCATACTCACCCACGACAACGCTACCGTCATCAAGCTCAGTAACGCCGGGAGATGCAGGAAGTTCTGGTATTTCCATCATACGAGTGTTGTCTTCAACAACAGGCTCGTCAGGAAGCCCACCAGCACCTAATCCTTGTTCAATCGCCATTTTAGACTCCTGTTATAATATTGAGGGATAATCGCAAATCAATCGTCCTCAATATCTTCGGAAATTACCTGTCCACAAGTGGGGCAAGTAATAACGATTTCGTCTGATTCTTCCTCTTCATCGACATCCTCAACGATTAAAACCTCATCTTCAGGCATCTCGTATTCTGGCATATCGTCATAAGGTAGATGAATATCTATGGTTACTTTGGGCATCACTTTACTCCAGAGAATCTAGTTCCACGAAGTGCTGCACCACCACCACGAGCGTTACCAGCACTCGTTGCGCCTTCAGTAGAAGCTGTCTGAGGCTGCGCGTAATGCTCTTGCATAACGCCATTGACTTCAACGCTACCACCTTGATTGAAAAATCCCATTTCATTACGAACATCTTTTGGCAATTTAGGAAGGCCCTTGTTGCCAGATGGGACAGGCTTTAATTTCTTAGACATTATGTTATTCCTTTAAATTTAGGACCACGACCAGACATGACCGCACCACCGTTGTTAAAAGCACGAGGCTTACCTCTGCTTTTTAAATTGGGCTTAAAACCTTCTTTTATTAAATCTTCAATTTCTTTTGATACTTTAGATGTGGGCTTCAACCCATCGGTCCCAAGAGAATCCATTAACTGTATTAATAAATCTTTGTCATCTTGGTTTCTTTTCATTTTAGCCATTATTTCATTCCTTTATATGAGCCGCCACGACCTTTCATGACACAGCCTTTTTTGGGTTTTCTTTTACGAACTGCACCACCATTATTCATCATAGACGGGGGTGGAAATGCTTTGCGTTCAGCAGCGCCTTGTTTCATTTGCTGTTGCTTCATCATTTGCTCAAGCATTTTAATCTGTGCGGGAGAAAGTTCCATTGGATCAGCCGTCGGCTTTCTCATTGTTTTTCTGTCACGCAAACTTTGATCGCCTAGCATTCCCCGAATCATCGCTCTGTCAGCATCTGAAATAGATCGTCCAGAACCACCAAGTATCATTTTTCTTCTATCAGCGTTAGAAATGGTTTTGCCAGCTTCGCCTAAACCACCTAGACCACCTAGACCACCCATACCTTCTGGACGAGTGCGTGGGCGAGTAGAGCCGCCCATCGCTTCTTGCAAGGCTCTCATAATTGCTTCTTTTTCTGCCATAATAATCTCCTAATAATATTCGCGTTTACGGCGAAAAAGAGCCGCGTCTTCGTCATCATCATAGTCACTTGGAGTGGTAATAAAACCACCTTGCCTAAATCGTAGTATAGCCTGTGTCATCGAATCCGCCAAGTCATCATGTTCACCATTAGGAAATGATGCACATTCCTCCATTACCTCATCAGCAAAGTTGGTTTCAGGATACCAAACCATGCCACTTTCAAAAACAGGGGCGCACGCGTGCATTCGCGTAAATTTATCTGCACCCCTACTAGGAGTAAAAGGCGTTACAGGTATGCCCATCCTGCGCAATTCCTGCGTTAATGGCATCCCACTGGCCTTCTGCTCTACTAGCACCATATCAGGTTCGTACAATTTATACAAATCTTGAGCTTGTTCTTTTAACTCAGGAAACTCCCATCTGCCCCTAACAGCGTCCAAAAGGATAATATCATCCTGTCTTGTTTCATCATTATGGAAAATGCCCCAAGTCGTAATAGCACTGTAATCAGCCCTGTCACTCTTGCTAAACGCAGTGTCGTAACTCTGAATAATATAGCTACAAGTAGGAGGGTCTTCCTTCTCCCATAGCTGCCACCACTCACGTTTGATAATCGCACCCTCTTCAGCAGTAGGGTTCTGCATATACTGAGCATTCCACTTGCCCACAGGGATAGAAGCCTTAACGCCCTCTAATTCCTCTAAGCCCCAATACTCAGGCCACAAAGGATCACCAGACGGCATAATCGCAGGGAACTCAACAATCTCCCACTTATCCGCGCCCTTCTCACTCTGCTTGGCTAAAACCTTCGCAGTCAGGTCACGAATACTCCAACGTGTCATAACGATAATAATCGCGCCACCGGGCTGTAAACGCTGGCGAGGACCAGAAGTGTACCACTCATAAATGTTGTCTAAAGCAGTGGAGCTTAACGCATCTTGTTCCGAAACAGGGTCATCAATAATCGCCAAATCCGCGCCTCGACCCGCCAACGCACCGCCGACACCAACCGCATAGTATTCACCGCCCTTGTTCGTACTCCAACGACCACTCGCCTTGGCATCGCCAGCCAAGCTAACTTCTGGAAAAACATCCTTAAAATCCTCACTCTCAATCAAATTCTTGATCTTACGTCCAAAGCCAACAGCCAACTCAGCCGTGTGTGTCGCCTGAATGATCTTTAGGTCAGGTCTTCTGCCCATAAGCCACGTTGGAAACAAATAGCTCGCAAACTCAGACTTCGTATGGCGAGGCGGCATATTAATAATTAAACGCTTTAACTTGCCATCAGCAACAGCCTGTAGCTTTTCTGCATAAATCTTGTGATGCCTGCCCTCAATAAACTGAGGCCAAACGTGCTTTACAAAGTTCATGAAATTGTCGTGCTTTTCAGTCCTCTTGTCCAACGTAGACAAGCGTTCTAGCATAGGAGCTACTTTAGCCAACTCCTCGTCAGTTAGAAACTTTGAAAAGTCATCAAGGTCTTTCATCCTAACCTCTAAGTGTTCCTAAGAAATTATCTATGTTAGAAGTTACCATGCCGCCCTGTGCAAACTGCGCTGGCTTCCTGATCTTTAAAGCTCCAGCAGTCGGTTGCTCTTTAGGCGTAAACGGAACAGGGTCCCTTATGGGACGAGGATTAAAGATAGGACTTCCCGTACCACCGCCACTGCCATCTCCAACACCAGCGATAGGCATACAAATTCCCTCTACTGGATCAAACTCAAAACCCTCTTCGCAGATGATGAAATCATCGTCATCTCCAGTTTCGTCTTCAACGACTACAGATGATTCTACAACCACTTCTCCGTCTTCGTCTTCAGGATTTTTATAAGTGTTGACAGAACTAACAATATCAATATCGAACTCTTCACCGTCAGTATTTTTGTTTGAAGTAACAACATCCGTTACTGCTATGCCATCTCCAGTAACTGTCTTTTCGCCGTTTTCATCAAACAAAACAACCGTGTCGTTATTGCCATCACCGCTGGCATCAAAGTTAGGACTTGCAACGCCAGTAACCGCACCGTCATCGTTGTAAATAAACGTGCCGCCGTTCTTATACGCTTCAAGCTGCGCTTCAACTTTAGCCGCATTCGCTCCACCAATTGTGAACTTATCTCCTAAAATACTTAAAGGATTTAAGAACGTATCAATAAATCCAACAATGCCGTCTTCAAGTTTTTCACCAAAGCTCTGCGCCGTTACTTTATCACCAGCAGAATAAATTGGTTTCCCATTAGTACCTAGAGGGC